TAACTAAAGTAATAAGACTTTAAGGGGACAGTGCTAACTATATAGAGTAATATGTCTTCACTAAAAACCTTTCGTCATAGAAAGATAATTTAAAATGAATAGTTCTAATGATAGCGCTAATAGTAAGACTGTCTCTGAGTCTCCTGTCTTAACAGAAGCGCCAGTAAAGAAAAAGCGCTATGAGACACAACGAACACGGACAGGCAGGCCAAATAAATCAGAGATACAGGCCAAGTTAAAACCTGGTAAAGTAGGAAGACCTGCTGGCGACTATCAGAAAGCCAGAGAACTATGCGCTAGAATGCTTGTGTCTTCTGGCGACCGCATGATAGAGACTTTAATTAAGATGGCGCTTACAGATGGTCATCCAAATCAGATAGCTGCAATGAAGATGTGTCTAGATCGTTCGTTGCCTATTTCGTACTTTGAGAATAAGGGTGAAGGTAGTAACACCAATGGAGGGATCACCATCAACATTACAGGTGTTTCACAACCTGCTCAAATACAAACAAGCGATGATGTTGTCGATGTAGAGGTAGAGTCTAAATAATGGAAATAAACTGGTCTCTACTACCCTGGCAGTTGGAAGTGTGGCAAGACAAACATCGCTTTAAAGTCATTGCTGCTGGTCGACGATGTGGTAAGAGTAACCTTGCTATCAAGATGCTGCTAGCACGAGCGCTAGAGGCTCCAGAGGACTCTGCTGTAGTGTACGTAGCACCGACACTGGGACAGGCTAGGCAGATCGCCTGGGATGCCTTGTTAGCCCAAGGTGGTAAGCTGGTGAAGAATGCTCATGTCAATAACATGGACATAACGCTTGTCACTGGTAGAAAGATTCACATTAGGTCATCAGAGAACCCTGATGCGCTACGAGGATTGAAGTTGTACTTCGCTGTTATTGATGAGGCAGCGTTTGTAAAAGAAGACTTGTTTACTAAGATTATCAGGCCTGCCTTGTCTGACTTAAAAGGTGAGGCTGTTCTGATAAGTACACCTGACGGCAGGAACTGGTTCTATGACGCATATAAGACTGGTGAAAGCGGTAAGTATAAAGATTGGAAGAGTTGGCATCTAACCACCAATGATAACCCTACCATCGATCCAGAAGAGATTGAAGCAGCAAAGCAGACACTAAGTACATTCCACTTTAACCAAGAGTTCCTAGCATCGTTTACCAACAGTGGGACAGGACTGTTTAAGGAAAACTGGCTAAAATATGGCAGCCAACCTAGCCAAGGTAGTTGGTACATAGCCATAGACTTAGCAGGCTTCAAAGATGTCAGGAATGCCAGCACTGCTGCTGATAAGCGATTAGACCAGTCTGCTATAGCGGTGGTCAAGGTCAGTGATGATGGTGAATGGTTTGTAGATAAGATTGAGTATGGCAGATGGGACATTGATGAGACTGCCATGCGGATTCTAAAGAATGTAAAAGAGTATAACCCTGTTGCTGTTGGTCTGGAGAAGGGGATGGCTAGGCAGGCTGTCCTAGGGCCGCTAGAGACGCTTATGAGGCGTTATAGCACTTACTTCAGGATTGAAGAGTTAACCCACGGTAATCAGAAGAAGACTGACAGGATTATGTGGAGTTTACAGGGTAGCTTTGAGCATGGAAGGATTGTGTTAAATGAGAAAGAGGATTGGTCTGAGTTCATTGACCAGTATCTTATGTTCCCATCAACACAAGTCCATGATGACTTAATTGATGCGTTGTCTTATGTAGGACAGTTAGCAAAGAATGTATCCATTGAAGACTTTGATGAAGATGATTGGCAACCAATGGATGCTTTAGTGGGGTATTGATGAAAACTATAATTCATGTAAACCAACACATTATAAAAAAGAATTTTAAAACAGGAAGTAAAGATCCAGTGCTTACTGTTAAAACTTATAAAACAAATCAATACTGTTCTGAAGTAAACATAAAAGGCCCATGTAAAATTGTTTATAGCCCTGACAAACCATTGTCTTGCGGTGCTAGGGTTTGGATGGAAACAGAATCAGAAGTAGAAATATTAAAATAGGGACACAACAATGGCAACTCCGCTTGGTAATTTATACAGCAGAATAGATGCTTATAAGCGTGGTTTATTTGATATGGTTCGTAATCCTAGCGATGCTTTATCTATGTTAGGTGGTAGAATTGTAGAATCAGAGCGACAAGCAGAAGCGCTTAGACAACAGGCCTTCAATAATCCCAATAGACCATTTCAAGTAACAGACCCACAGGCAATGCAACAACTAACAGATATGTATATGTCTGGGCCTTTAGGGTTTACACCTGCGGGGACAGTTAAGCCAGAAATTGCTGCTAAAGTTTTACCGCAGACAAAGATTGTAGATAAGGCCGGAAATCCGAAATTAATGTATCACGGAACAAGAGAAAGTTTTGAGGAATTTGAACCCAGTACTATGGGGGCTGTTTTTGCAACACCAGATAACGAAGAGTTTTTACGCCCGTATCTTGGTAGGTTTTTTAATCAAAAAACAGGAAAGTTTGAGTTTGCCCCAGGAGCAAATGTTCGCCCAGTTTACATAGACGCAAAAAAACCTTTTGACTTTGAAAACAAAGATCATGTGGAATCTGTTGTTCAATGGATAAAAGACAACCTTCCAGATAGTTCAGATATAGCAGAAAGCATCGGTAAAAAAATTGTCGGTGGGGAATACTATCAAATTGAAAGACCGTCAGTGCAGAAGGCTATTCGTGGACTTGGGTTTGATGGTTTCTTTGTTAATGAAAACGGAGTAAAAAACATTGCGGTCTTTGATCCAAAGCAAATTAAGTCTGCATTAAGCGATCCAATTTTTGAAGATATTTTAAATAATCCTTTAGTACAAGATTCAACCAAGTAAGGAATAACAATGGCAAACACAACATCAGCATTAGCAGACTGGGTACTTGGACGTTGCGAACAGTGGCGCTCGCACAAAGAAGGCAATTACATCGAAGACTGGGATCGCTACGAGCGCCTATGGCGTGGTATCTGGGATGGCGCTGACAGCACCAGAGACACTGAGCGCTCTAAGATAGTGACACCGATGCTTCAGCAAGCCATCGAAACCTTCTCTGCTGAGATTGATGAAGCCATCTTTGGTCGTGGCGAGAAGTTCTTTGACATTATCGATGATGACCAAGAGCCTGCTGATGTTGAAATAATGAAGCGTCAGTTGATGAAGGACTTCAAAAAGGATAATGTACGCAAGTCCATCTCTGATGTGGTGTTGCTTGCTGCTGTTTATGGCACTGGTATCGGTGAAATTGTTGTAGCAAACAAGAAAGAACTGATTCCAGCAACACAGCCCATCCCTGGTATGCCTATGGCATCTATCGGTGTGATAGAGCAAGAGCGTGTTGCTGTTGAATTAAGGCCGATTCACCCTAAGAACTTCCTCATTGACCCCAATGCCAGCACTATTCCTGATGCTTTAGGCTGTGCTGTGGAAGAGTTTGTGTCTATTCATAGCGTTGTTCAGGCTATGGAAGATGGTTCTTTTATGAAAAAGGATGTCGGCACTTCTGTTTCCGATGAAGATCTAGAAGCAGTGCAGGAAGACATCGAATATCAGAACGATAAAGTCAAACTTCTTCGTTATTATGGCCTAGTTCCTCGTGTTTTGCTAGAAAAAGGTGACGAAGCAAGCATGGTTGATCTGCTTGGTGAGTCTGATGATGAAATGAACTACACTCTGGCAGAGTTTTCTGACCTTGTGGAAGCCATTATCGTCATCGCTAATGACCAGCACCTGCTAAAGGCTGAGGAAAGCCCATATATGATGAAGGATCGGCCTCTGGTAGCGTTCCAGAACGATAGTATGCCGAACCGCTTCTGGGGTCGTGGCGTGGCTGAGAAGGGCTACAATATGCAGCGTGCTATTGATGCCCAAGTTCGTAGTCACCTAGATAGCCTAGCACTGACTACAGTGCCTATGATGGCTATGGATGCTACTAGGTTGCCTCGTGGTGCTAAGTTTGAGGTAAGGCCAGGCAAGACTATCCTTACTAACGGCAATCCAGCAGAGATTCTACAGCCATTTAAGTTTGGCAACCTAGATCCTAACAATCTAGCCACCGCTAAAGAGTTTGAGCGTATGTTGCTACAGGCTACTGGCACTATCGATAGTAGCGCTATCGCTGCTACAGGCAATTCAACAGAGGGTTATGGCACTAACCCTGCTCTGATGGCTATCATTAAGAAGTCTAAGCGTACGCTGGTGAACTTCCAAGAGCAATTCTTGATTCCGTTCATCACCAAGTCTGCTCATCGCTATATGCAGTTTGATCCTGATCGGTATCCTGTCCGTGACTTTACATTTATACCGACAAGTCATCTTGGTATTATCGCTAGAGAGTTTGAGCAGGTACAATTCATTAACCTGTTGAAGACTCTTGGCCCTGATAGCAAGATTACTCCGATCATCCTCAAGGCTATTATTGAGAATAGTGGCCTAGAGAATCGTGAAGAACTGATTAAGCAGCTAGATGAGCTGTCACAGCCTTCAGAGCAAGAACAACAAGTACAACAGCAGATGCAACAGATGCAAATGCAAGCAGCACAGTTGGAATTGGCTGATAAGCAGGCTGATATTCAACTCAAGCAGGCTAAAGCACAAAGTGAAATGGTTGATATGCAACTCAAGCCAGCAGAGTTACAGGCTAAGGTAGCATCGTCAGCATCTAAGTATCTCTCTGATGCTACTGATCCTACTAAAGAGTTTGAGAAGCGTGTAAAGATTACTGAGTTAGCGCTGAAGGATAAGGATATTAATACTAAGCGTGAGATCGCTCAGTTACAAGTATTATCTTCTCGTCAAAAATAATTCAAAAAAGACTTGACAAGTGTATTCAGTTATGGTACAATGCAATTATTAAGTTAGTAAGCGCTCACTATGGAGATAACGCTTGGAAAAAGACGAGTTAGAGAAGTTTTACGAACGAAGATTTGATTTATTTGCCCACATTGGCTGGAATGAGTTAATAGAAGACTTCGACAACCTCAAAAAGGGGTACGAAGACTTAGCCAAGATAAATACCATCGAGGAACTCTGGTATACGAAGGGGCAGGTAGATATGATTAATTACCTACTGAACCTTAAAACTCTTTCAGAGCAAGCGTACGAGGAATTAATCGATGAAGATAATTAATGACTTTGAGTGTGCTAAGGGCCACAAAGAAGAATACTTTGTTGACAGGGATGTTATGAGCGTCACCTGCCGACACTGTGGTAATGAAGCAACTAAGTTGCTATCAGCACCACGGATAGCCTTAGATGGCTGT